TTGATCATACGGATATCAATTGCATCCTCAAGATCAATAGTTTGTTGTTGTAGGGCTATTTGAATATTCGCCTCAAGCTGTGCTTTCTGCTCTTCATCAGGAGCTACTTCAATAAAGATACCAAAATCATGTAAATATAACTCATTAACGTCCTGTAAGATCGATAGGTTATACTTACCAATCTGCATAGCAAACTCTTCAGCAAAGTCAGAGTACTCTAAGATGTCAGCAATACGTATAGAAAGACACTCTGCTAATCGTCTAGTTGTAATAATACCAGCATCTAAAATGTGGCGAGTGGCTGTATTTGAATTTAATGCAGCAAGTTTTTGAACACCAACTAATGCATCCGGATGAGGTGTAGATGCATCGCGCACCTCATTTATACCTGTCACATCACGAATCATATTTAAATAGTGGTTGTAGTTTCCAATAAGGGCAGCCATCTTAGCTTGACCACTATTCGTGTTTAGTTCTTGGATAGGAATGCGTGCATTATTAAACTCGCCCTCTGTGGTATAAGATCGACCAATTACACTACCCGTTTGGAAGTATAGATTGAGCGCATCTTCAGGATTGTAAGCAGCTCCTGTACCTAAGTCAACTTCATTAATACCATCAGCATCGATAAATACACCATCAGGAACAATACGAGCCATAACCTGCTGTAGCTTCAAGTGTGTCAACTGAATCTGATCAGCAAATGGAATCATGCGTCGAACTAACGACTCAATGTTTCCTTTATAGTAACGCGGAGCGTAAGCAATGTAGTTTGGAAGTGCGCGCTGTGATGCAGACTTAGGACGAACCATGTTCTTCATCATCTCCCACTTGATCATTATGTTTGATCCACCAACAAGAACACCTTCATACCAAACGTCGCGAACTGCTTCAATTACCTCAAAGTATTCACCGTTTGGAGCCATGAACGTATCTTCTTTACGAATAACTCGCTCACCTCCGTTCTCAAGAATCTTCTTCTTCCAAACAAACTTCTTGTGTGTCTTGTAATTAAAATACAATAACGTTACAACCTCATTCAAGAATGCATCATCTTGGTAGTTTCTAACTACAGGGAAATAGTCATACCATGCTGATCCAGCATTTTTAATTTCAGTAAGCTCCTCATCTGTTAGATTTGGATTCATTTTTAGAAGCTCAGTGTAATGCACCTGCTTAACCTCACCAAAATAAAAACAATCTGAGAAGTCATTCTTTTCAGTATAGCTGTGAATCCAGTTTGCTGGATCTACATACTCAACTTTTACGCCGTCGTTAATTAAGAACTCATGCTTAACAACGCCAAGACCGAGAGTAGTAACGTCATAATAGTAGAGACGAAGTGTATCTTCGTACTCATTCATTTTCATGACAGTGTCAATAGCAATCTCTTCGGCAATTTCTACAGATGGTTTGTAGTTCATCTGCATGTATAATGACAGCTCCTGATCATTTGCAGGTAACTCATCAGGATTAACATTGAAAGCATCAATGCCAAACTGCTCCTGTGTAAGTGTAAGGAAGTCTTTAGCTACCATATCTGCCTCGATCATATCCTGGAATATGTTCTTCTTTTCGGCAGACATTACATCCTGAGCTTCAGCCTTTACAGAATATGGTCGATCAAGCATTCCATTTACAACAACATCAACAAACTTAGGGATGATAGGAACAGGTGTCCAATCTAAGTTTAACATAGATATGTCGCCATTTACAGCAAGCTCCTCTTTGTATTTTTGAACTGGTTGCTCTCCGCGAGCATATAGTCTCAAACGGTGGAATTCACCCCACTGTTGATAAAATCTACTTGAGTTTGACTTCCTCTTAAACCACTCTCCTTCGATGGCTTTACCTACCTTTAGGCCATATTCATATGTAGCCTTTACCTCGTCTGGAGCCATTTGGTCCGGAAACGGTAGTGCAGAGATAACAACTGATGGTTTATCCATTATTCGATGATTTCGCTTCTAATGCCTGTATTCTTATATCTTACAAATTTAACACTTATTTTAGATTCCTCTTTCTTAGGTATAAACAAGTGTTTTCTAGACGCCATAATCGCTAGTCCTGAACTAATCGAAGCATCGTGTTTTGTCCTGTTATTAATATCAAATCGAGCCCAGTCATTCAATGTTCTATTAAAATACATATCTCCCATAGTGTCTGAGTCTCTATATGTTCCCTCTTGATCAAGTCCAACATACTCTTCAATATATGTGTTGATAGAGTTAGCGTGCGCATGCTTAACGTCTTCTGATGAGTTAGGTATGCCGCCAAGCTCTAGTTCTGTTTTTGATAGCTTAGATATATGTTTGTCTGGCCTGTTTAAAGAGAATGCTCGGTATCCCCTGTTTTTGAAATGGTAAAGTAATCGCTGCTTATTATTCTCAATAAGTATAGGCATTCCGTAGAAATGACAAGCCATTAAAACATCCTCAAAAAATATCTCAGCAGTCTGAGGACGGGCAATATACTCTAAAAAGAAATGATTAGTTGGAGCGTTCTCCATATGAAACGAAGTTAATCCATGAAGTGCTCCGGCAGATCCACCACCTCCAACTACGCCTGATATATCATAAGGGTCACATCCAAACACACCGATATGTTCATTACCTGGTGATTTTCTCCCATTCTTCACAATCACTCTATTTCTCATAGCTTGCTCAGGAATCCATGAAACCAAGAATCTTCCGTTTGGATCAGGCGTCCAAATAACCTCACTATCTTGCTCACCATTTTTCCAATGGAAGTAGCCTCTAGTAAGCACCTGATCTTTAATTAAAGAGTCATTATAGTCAATCTGTTGGTAAATTTTTGTCAGATTAAATAGTGATGACTTTGACTCATCACGAAACGCGTGTGACTCTGTGCGAGGGAACTGACGATAGAACTCATTGAGCGCATCTGAGTCAGTCTTAAGTGCGGCAACCTCATTATTCCAATAAGTAATAACACCCATTGTTATATCCTCGCTATCGATACCTAAGATTGGTTTCTTTGGATCATCAAACACAGGCCATCCATACTCATCAATAAAGCCCTCCATGTTCCACTCCATGGGGATAAATAGACTGTAGAGCCCTGACTTTGTCTGACCATTTGCAGATCGCTTGGTTGGGTCACTATCGTAGTATAACTTTTTAAAGTTCTCCCCACCTTTACTGAGTGCATTTGACGTAGAACCCATCATGCACTTGCCAATGATCTTAGAACCTAATCGTAAACACGTTTTAGTAACTCGCCAGTTGTTTAGAATGTTCTCAGGCTTTTCCCACTTACCACTCTCATCATGAACAAGTAGAAGTAACTTCTCACCGTCATAACTGTTATCTGCTGTATTTTTCCAGTCAATGGTAGTATCTAACCCTTCTATGTCATCATCGCGCTCCTCATCCATATTCTTGCGCGTAATCTTACTCGCAGGAACACGGAAGGCTAACTCCGTCTTCGGGTTATCCATACCGTCCTGGATCGGCTTGAAAAAGAAGGGGTAATTTCTAACGATAGGCACTACCTTATCGGTAAACATCTTCTTAGCATCGGCACCTGTCTTTGACAATATACCAATACGAGAGTCTCTAACAATTGTACCTGTGTTAGACGTCTCAGCTGAAGACATAAACGAGAATCCAGAACGACGGTTCTTTAAGTAGCACATACCAAATGATCTACTATCTGCTTTGGTAGCCTCCCAGAATATAAAGAATATTCGATTGGACTCACGGAAGTCAGGAAGACCAACATCAATCTTGGTCCACTGTAAGTACATGTAGTGTGTTCCTGTAATATATGTTGGCTTACCATTGTTCTTAAACCAATAACCATACTCTCTTCGATCAAACTCAGTCTCGATCATATCGACATACTTAGACTTGAACGAATTGTCTCTACGGTTCCAATCAAATATTGATTTTATTTTTTGCAACTCAGTAGGATACTCTTGTGCAACCCATTTGTTGCCGCGGTCGTCTATATTTTTTGGAGTTGCCGGAACTGCGATCTTTAGACCATTTATCTCATAGATTTCGCCAATGGTTCCATCCTTAGATATAACAATAATATCATATTCTTTATTGTACCCATAATCCCAACTTTTCTTGCTATTCTTAGTAGTAAGAGCAGTCTTGTGAACATGGTCAGTGACTATACGGTACAGATTATTTTCCATTCTTCATCTTTGCTCTACCCTCAGCAAAACCACTCTTCCCTAGAGTAACCTCAGCTATTGGAGTTTCAGATTGTTTGTTCTCCTCCTCATCAATCTTTAGAAGCATAAACATGGCATCCTCAAACGCCAAACGCTTAGCAGAGGCAGCATTTTTCATCTTATCAGCAGATATATCGTCCTCAGCATGTGTAATGATAGGTTGCTCAAGAACCTTAATCAGTTCATTTATAGCCTTCTTACCAGCCTCTATGATTCTTATTTTTGTATCAGACATAGGTTCTTATTATACATTCTATAGAGTAGTTGATTATCTATCCTAAACTCATACTCACTATCTGGAGTAAAAGATACGATATCTCCTTTAGATACAAAATCATTACTAGGATAAACAACCTCACCCCACAACTCTTCGAATCCACCTAGTGTGCTAAACACCTTATCCTCTGATGGTACAGGCTTAATGAATACAAATGGCTCAACGGCCTGCCAATCAGCATCACGCTTAAACGCATAGACCTGATCAAGCTCAGCTAAAAACATATCGTCCATGACATAATTCCAGCTACTCTTTTGGCGGCCCTTCATGTCGTTATAGAACTTAAATACGTTGTGATGAACTATGACGGTGTCTCCTGGTTGTACAGGACCGTTATAGTAAATAGGCGTTGCAATTACTTTTGCAAAACGGTTAGAAACTCTGTGGTCTTCTTGAGAGGAACTAATTACGAAGTCGGTATCACCAAACTTCTTAATATTATCGTACCGCCTCAGACCAATTGGTTCTACAATGAAGCAGTATGGGGATTTCATCAGTAGTCTATTTTATACTCAATTGCAATTGGCATTGTTGGATAGAAAGACTTCCATCGTATAATCTCTCCTTCCTTAATAATCCAAACACAGATACTACCATCTGATTCTACTCTGATGGTATTAATCTTCCAAGTCTTATCAAGGATTTCCTGACCAACCATGTAGTGCATACACTTCATGTAATCAGGACCAATAGATATCTTTCTAATTATACTCACCTGTTAAAAGGTTTACCTGAACATCGCCATACTTATCATAGAT